CAGGGCTTGAGGGGTTGGTAGGTTGGAGGTTGTAAGATGAAGTTTGCCAAGAACACTGGGTAGGCAGTGACTAGACAAAGATGTCTGGGGTGATGGAAACACTCTAGATAGAAAGGTGACCGCCTTACCAGGTAGCACCTCTTCAATATCTACAGGAAATCCAAAATCCGAACACACGCGCTCAAACGACTGACGAAAACCATCAGTTCGTCTATTAAGCGCGTCATCACCATAGTAGCATCCAAGCTTACTCCAGGCATCGATAGACGTTAGTCCAGCATCTCTCAGTGTTACGTAAGAGAGTAGACTATTGACCATAGTGCCTCTGTCGCTCGTGTCAGGACAACCTGATCTTATTCCTTCAAGTGGATCGAAGGAAATACCAGTAACAGTCCTGCCTTTAGCGAGTCTTCTTTTAAGCTCCAATGCTAGGTTGTTTCGATAGGGCTTAGCGAACCAACGCATGTATATCTCATCCACTATGCTATTTGTATAGCAACTGTGGCGAGCATCGAACTTGGAGTAGTCTGATTGAAATACACCGTTGACTGAGACCTCCTGAATCTTTCGTGAGATTTCATCAGGTGTGCGACATGGCATATACCAAGGTAAATGTTTTAAGACATTATCCTTGAATGCCAACGTGAAACACGAGTAACCAATCTGATGCGTGCTGGTAGCCTGACATATATTACGCGCAGGTTTACACGATGATTGGGATTCAGCCTTATTGAACGCTTTGTATTTATTCTTAGCGAAAGCTGTTAGCTCATGTTTACACAAGTCGAATCTCATTTTCTGTAAGCTTCGTTGTTGTCTGTCATTCACATCTGAGTGCGTTATTGGGGCACCCGTACCGATATTTTGGGTAGGAACGACAAACTCGACGAACTCCTTAGCGAACACCTTGAGTGACGGTTTAGGGTCATTGTCATTGTGTAGCTTAGTTACTCTCTCCTGAATACTGTTTTTGTCACTATTAACACCACGATTGGCGAAGAGATTTGGATTCTCGACCAATGGTTGCACCATACAAATGCCAACCTCTTTACCATCTTCTGTGATTAATGGTCCAGCAGGTTGATAGTGGGCAACTGTGGTTGTGACAACAGGCTTCTGGAAAATTGCACCAGTCTTGAGTAAAGATGCATCGACTGCACATGTCGGATCATTTGGTCTAGTAGCCAACATAAACCTTTCGGTATCAGATATCGTAGGTTTGTTTGCCAAGCCTTGACGGACACAAATAGCATCATAAGTGCGATTGTCCAAAGTTACAACATCATACTTTCCATTACTAGAAGTCGATAAGTTGCCCTCATGAGACACCACATTTATGGTACCCTGTAGATACTCTTTATATTTGAGCTTCTCTGATCTGACCACACCCTGATAGAAAGGGTAAGGGACAGATACTGTAGGGGTAAAAGATACTATTTTGCGATTTCCATCTTCGCTCAGTCTGTGTTGGACAATATCATAGACAATCAAGTTCTTATGCTTGTCTATCACTGATACTGTGTCACCAGAATAATTCCAGACACGGTGTCGATACTCACCACCTCCACTCACACTATATTCTACATAATTATCTCTAATTTTGTAGAAATAGTCGT